ACCCCCCCCCCCCCCCCCCCCCCACCCCCCCCCCCCCCCCCCCCCCCGCCCCAACATTTTTGCCTTTGGCAATTTTCTCAGTCTGGAATAAATCAGTTTTTTTATCTAAAGGGATTATAGGGTTTTCTTCTTTGTATGTAATCTTTGTTATAGTCTCTGGTATTGCTCCGTCAGAATGATCAATCGAAGCGTCATTTTGACGGATCGGAGCGACACCTTTGTTTATTCTTTCTGCACATTCTTCAATTATTGCATATCCACTTAAAGGCATATTCTTAGCGTTTAATTGAGAAATTATTTCTACAAAATTGACTCTATAGTGATAGGTTTTATCAAACCTATACCGTGGATTTGGATTAACTCTTCTATGAAGAAAATTCTTTTTTACTAATCTATCAAGAACCCTATTCATCGTTTTTTCGCTGATAGCTCCGAACATTTCTTCAACTAATTGTGAAGCTGATTTATAAATCCATCCATGAGATAGTACTGGAACGTGATCTACTAGCATCGTGTATTCTTCTTCTAAGAATTTATCTATGTCTTCAATTCGCTCAGACCAATAACACATCTGATTTAAAATCATTGCTTCTTCCATGCATTGAGTGATGCAAAAAAACTCTTCTCTAAGCACGATTCTCCCTAGTTTTCTTGGTTTCATCTTTTAGCAAGTGATTTGATTGAATCCATTTCGTCTTCTTGGAAGAAATTGTGGATAATATTTTCCTTTAAAAGTTCTATGTATCCTACTGCTGCACATTTATCATGATGGCACATATCATAGATTTCATCTAATATCTCTTCTGTGTTAAATCCGTCATTTATCCATCGTGCAATATGAGCTAACAAACCAATGGCACATACAGACAATCTAATGTTATCGAAGTGTTCATGTGTAATAAACGCTGGTGTATTTCTAATAATCATTTTAAAAAGGCGACCCCTTGTGATGGCGACAGGAAGCGGCAACTGACGCATGAGAGTGGTTTACCACCACAAGGGATCATATATTTTATTTGTTAATTTAATTCCTGACTTTTCTTCGGCTCTCACCCCGAAGGCACGATTGCTCGTACAAGACAGACACTACTACATCTAGTGATAGTGTCAAATGTTTTTTACAATATTTTTATCGGTAACGATAATGACTAGATGTCAACGGACTTAATCTCACCCCTTGACCATTCAAACATTTTGTCGTTGATGGTGGCCCAGAGCGTATCTGCGTCATCTTCATTCTCACATTTGTAGATGTGACGCTGTTCACCGATAGCATCATCCTTGATGAAGAAGTGGGATTTGTAAATCGTCAAACCAGTAGCAGAGGTAGTTGCAAGGATCGCAGTATTGTTGGGTTTGAGTGCCATATTACAGATGCCTTCTTCAGATTCATATTCTGCAAGTAGACTGGTATTGAGGGCAGCAGCAAGAGACATATTTGTAATTAGAACTGTTTGTCTAACTGCGGCAAGCATACGCTCCGCTTCTTTATCTATAACTTTATCATCATTGGTGTTATCCATATAGAAAGAGACTATCAAAAAAGTGTTGACTTGTCAATAGGATTGGTTTACTTTTAATTGAAATGAAGCATCCACTATACGAAGCCTATGAATCTTGCATGACTGCATACGAGCAGTCTCGCTACATTCGTTCTATTGGACGCAAGACCTTTGCTAATCAGCTTCGGGAAACTCGCAAGAAGCTAGGAATGACAGTCAGGGAACTAGGTGACAAGATCGGCGTAACTGGATCGTTAATCAACCAGATTGAAGTGAACTCCAAGAGCATTCTGAAGAAAGAACAAGTAGATAAAGTGATCGAACTATGCACACCTTCCTCGAAATCGAAAACGGCAACTACTACGTCCGAGTCAGTCCTTACTCAGCCAGCAACCCCAGCCCCATGCACGAACGAGGAAAGCCTTTCCCAGACAGCCTCAAGCCAGAGTACGAGTCATTGGAGTTGGCCACCATCGGACTTCAAGAGCTAACAAATTACTATCAATGCTCAGTAGAAAAAAAGGGTTCAAAAAAACGGGGGCAAGATTAAAGCCTGTTTCAGATAAGCGTAAGGTTCTGAACAAAGAATACTCTGAAGCGAGAAAGGAATACTTTACTACTCACCCAAACTGCGAGGTATGCGGGGCTGGAGCTACAGATATTCACCACAAAGCTAAGAGAGGAAAGAACCTTTCCAACCTAGAAATGTTTATGGCAACCTGTAGAATTTGTCATAACAGAATCCACGACAATCCTGCGTGGGCAAGAGAATTAGGATATTTAATATATGAGTTCAAATAATACATTCGTTTCAATGATCATCTGCGAGGGATACCATGAAGATGAGAACCAAACTAAGATTCTTTTCCAACAGCAATTCAATCAATGCTGGGTAAAGAAAGCTGACATCAAGACAATGGAAACACTTGGCTTCCATGAAGGACGTAAGTTCATTCGTATTGTTATACCAGAGGAAGTAGCAAACACGCTAGAGCTTCAAGGTATTCTGGATTAATCCTCTCCCCAATCATCGGTAGAGTAGTCATCATCCATAATGGATTCAGTTGGCTTTTCGTCTCTTGCCCAAAATCTATTTGTAGGTACGGGTTTATCGGTTCCGATAAACACTAATCCACTTCTTCTAGCCATTTCTAATGCATATATTAGACTATCACTTAAATCAGGAGAATAACCAGTTCTTCCCTTAAGATCATCTTTTGTTTCAATTGAAATCTTTTTATTTTTAATTGTGTATCTACGAAGACAAAGTTCTCTTGCTAATTCAGAAGATGGATCAACACCAAAAAGAGTACGGCTCTTGAATGCATGATAACAAGAGTAATAATACTCTGATACCAATCTATCATAAACATCCTTACACGGGCGTTTATCAACCTCTGCTGCCATACGCTCAGTAGGTTTACCCATAGAAGAAATAAGCGCGATAGAATGACCACTAGAATCATGCTTCAACCACTCGCGGATGATAGCTTGTGCGACTCGACCGCCATCACCAGACACGTCCATACCAAATTTGGTAGGCTGAACTCCAGAAGCCCGGCATAGCTCGACTACTTCCTTAGCTAGACCGACCTCAAACTCAGCAGCTTCACGGGCAGATAGCTGAATAACCTTCTGTTTCTCCAACCACATAACACGATTGCGAGTCCCGCGAATGTAACCCAGTTTAGCTATAGTAAGCACACACCTATCTCCACCAACTGTAAAAGCGGTATCGAAGCCAGCAATCTTATGAAATCCTTCTGAATCCCAGAGTGGTTCTTCGTTAGTATCAGCGTTACGAATGAGATCAGCGGTTAGAATAGTCTGCGCGAACCCAGATTTAGGCCACCAGCCAATAGCGTTACGAACATAATCAATCGCATTCTCGTCTCCGTAACACTGCTTGAGCATGACTTGTTGTTTCTTTCGATCCATCAAAAACGGAAACGGGGAGGGTTCATTCTCAGGAGCAGCGAAGTTAGGTGACCTCATTCCGTTGTAGAACAGGCAAACGCCAGTCTCCGTATCCCACTTATCCATCTCTGGACTGACAGTATCAAAGTTACTTTGACCTTTAGGCATAGCCCATCGGGTGTGAGGATTGTCACCAGCAGATGGGTTTCCAATACCGATAAAGACTACATCATTGTTAGCTGACAAGTTAACACGGGCAGTAATCGCGCCCAGTTCCATTTCGGGCAACTCATCAAGAGCTAGTCTAATCCGATCATTCTTACGTCCACGGGTAGTATCAATAGCCTTCTGACCTTCATTACCTGACTGAAAAGCAAGAGCTTTGATGGCATTGCGATAGTCCTTATCCTCATCATTCGATCCACCACCCCAAACAATCATGTGGCGATAGTCAATTAACTTCCCAAACTGGACAGCAGCAGACTTCCACAACTTAGAAATGATACCCCAGATACGATCTTCGGACGCGCCAAGAGTAGTTGTAGCAACCCAAGACGAAGTACAATGCGGTGCAGAACACCAGTCAAGGTAGACCCAAAGCCCAACTGGAAACGACTTTCCCATCGAGGCCGCGCCAGCCAAACAGATGTCATCATTGTTGCAGAGTTCTTCCAGAGTTCTCAATAACTGATTATTGGTATAACCTCGATTGACAATAGAAACTTCAGTGGGCCATTGGAGTTTTACTGCCTTCAAGAAGTGTTCATATGGAGTAAGCAATTTAAAATCTGAAAGATTTATATTGTGCTTATTGCAGTAATCTTTTCCGTATTCACCCTTACTAATAGCGTAGCAGTATAGCTCTACACCAAGCTCGTCCATGTTCTCAGGGAATTTGATACCGTACTTTTGAATGCCTGTGTTTCCAGAAAAAATTCTTGACATATCAACAATAAAATATATTTTCAGATGAAAGGCAAGATGAAACTCAAAAATAGAAACCTAGCTCCAGTTGGTTCATGGTACTACCGCTACGAGATCAAGCGTGATAAACTCACCTTCCCAGCGGTTGTATACGGAAGCACATGGAGCAACTTGATTTCAAATATCCAAAAAGATTGCCGATCAAATGGGATTGATGTTCCCAGTAACCTTGAGCAACTTGTCGAAGATCAAATCTGCCAACGCCAACCAAGTGATCGTTGCTGGTATGCTGATGGGATTGGAGACAGAATCGCGCAAGCCATTCACACTGTAGCGGCGGTTACAGACAAGGTTCTTGGAACTAAACTAGAACACAAAGCAAGGGGATGTTCTTCTTGCAATCGACGCAGGAACGCATTAAATTCATTATCGTAAACGATAAATTGAAATCTTAATATTATGCTCTCAATAGGAAACGACAACTTCTCACTTGCAACACTAGACGAAAATGGCAAGCCTCCAGCAACGCGAATCTCCAATGGGAATCATGCGTGGAATATTGCTAACAACTTGAGGCTGGCTAATGTAGGAAGGGAAAACAAACGCATCCGTATCTACAAAGCGTATAAAATGTTCCCCCCGACAGGGTACAGCAAGATCGCTGAAAAGAAACTGCCTTGGCAATCGGACGTGAACTACGGACAACTTGGATTTATCGTAGATAACCAGAAGTCCAGTTACTATGATGTCATTACGGAGCGTCAGGCTTGTTGCACGATCAAAAGCAAATTCGGCAACGAAAAAGAACGCTTAGTAAACTCTGAAAACATCTCAACGGCATTTGACCAAGCCATCCGCGAATGGCCCGGCTACCTTTACAATACAGAACAAGACTTAGAAGAAATGCTCTTGTACGGAAAAGGTATCGGAATGTGGGATAGCCCTATGGGATGGATGCCCGAACACGTTTTCCTATCTGATCTTCTTTTCCCAGATGATATTCGTATCGACTTCTGCAACCTTGAAGAGTTTGTGCGCCGTGTCCGCCTGACTCCTTACGAGTTGTACAAGAAGATCGAGAACCGCGCTGCTGCTGAAGCAATGGGTTGGAATGTAGATGCGGCTATTGACGCTATCCGATTCCACCGCGCATTCACTAACCACCGCAAGACCCGCGAAGACTTCTTCCGCACGATTAGTGAGGCTGGATTCAACTGGAGTCTTTCTGTAAACCAAAAGATTGATCTGTATGAAGTCTACTGGAGAGAGTTCGATGGAACTATTTCTAAAGCAATCATCCTACAGGATTACCAACCTATCGCTCAATACATCAACTCCAATGTCAAGGGGTCTGGTAAACTGAGCGAAGACGATGTTCGTAGTGAGCATGGATTTATGATGCTTAAAGTAGGTGCATATAACTCATGGGATGAGATTCTTTATATGCTCACTGATTCTGTTGGTTCTGGTCTATTCCAAGACATTAAGAGCCAAGCGGAATCGGCGTTCGTTGCTTGTCGTCAGTATGACTTCACGATGAACGGACTGGTTGATGCCGTTCGACTCAACTCCATGCTGATGATCGAGGGACAAGGGCCAGACTCTACCAAGATGCTGAAACAAATGGAGTGGCTACCAATCTCTGTTATGCCAGATGGGGCTAAGTTCATCCAGAACCGCTTCCAACTCCCAGTAGCAGAGAGCATGGGATTCATGCAGTTCTTCATGGGAGATATGTACAGGGGCATGGGTCAGTATCGCATTAATTCCCCTACTTCTGGTGGAAAACAACGCACCAAAGGAGAAGCAGAACTGGATGCCGCTGAGTCAGCAAAACTATCTGGAACCCAGATTCGTCGATTCAATGAGTGCCAAACATTGTACTTCAAACAACTCTACAAGAGGTTTGTAAGCTCTAAGTCCAGCGACGATGGGTATGAATACGTTAAAAAGTTCTACGAAATCCTAGAGGAAATGGGAACACCCAAGGAAGCCGCCCAATGGAAGAACATCACTAGCATTCGTTCTAACCTTATCAACGGAGCGGGTAGTCCTAGCTTTAAACTGATTACGGCTGAGAAGCTATTGCAGATCACTGCTATTACTCCAGCCAACGAAGGTCAAGAGAACGCTGTTAAGGACGCCATTGCCGCACTATCTGGACGTGATAACGTAGCTAGGTATCGTAATACTAAGCCAACTAAGATTGATGACACGATGCGTATCATTGGGTTTGAGAACGCTGGCATGACGGATGTATTCGTTAACCCAGCTAACTTCCCAGTACTACCAACTGATCCACACATCGAACACGTTAGCGGTCACTTGCAGGATATGATGATGCAGATTCAAACGAGTATGCAGATGATCCAAGGTGGTCAACCAGACGTTAACGAACTCGCTAAGACTGTACGTTCCGTGCAATTCAAGGGTGGTCACATCATGGCGCACGTTGGATTCATTCAGAAAGACCCATCCAAACAAGATTTCCTCAAGCAATTCATGCAAGGAATGCAACAGGCTCAAGGTGCAGCAGACGAAATCGCTGGCGTATACCAAGAGATGGCACAAGCCCAACAAGGCAAACAATCTTCGGAAGAGGAACTCAAGCTCCAGTACCTCGCCGCCAAATCTGGTATCGAGATC